GAATCCAAAGTCAATTTATCAATTGGATTCCCTATATCTGTAGATGCAAGATGAGGTAAGGTAGTATTCTTAAAATAATGAACATCATCTATAACTGGAACATTTGTATATCCAAATAGAGCTGCAACATCTGCAACAGTTGAAGAAACCATTGAGGTAGCAGTCATATATGGACCCACAATAGGTATTTTTGATAACAAACCAGTATATCTAGCAATAGCAGAAGCTGGCTTAGAAATTGTACCAGAGTGGGAATATTCATCTTGCTCACCAGATTGCATGGAATCAAGAACAGTTGGGCCAATAAGCTCAATATCCTCCATCCATGCATAAACATTAATATCACAATCCTGACCAAGTGTTGCATTTGCATTTAATAGGGCACCAAAAGATTTATATCTAATTTTACCCATTTTAGCAACTTCAGCAAGAGTCAAAGATAACAATTGCTTGTGATAAATAAATGGCAGAGTCATTGTACCACCTTGACAATTTTGTGGATACAAATAGAGATGTGGTCTTTGTGATAATGGTATTAATTCCAAATCATTGTAAATCACAATAGGAGCAGGATTATAGACATCTAAAGGTTGATAAGACACCAATAAACATCCATAATAAAAAGGAGATGCATTAATAACAAATTTTAATTTTAGATTAGCCTTAATATAAGCATAATTATCTAATTTCTTAGCAATAGATGTATTTGTTAAAAATAAAGTCCAAGGATCAAAAGTTGTGTAAGATTTCGATGTTCCTTCTTGCCAATTTATAGTAGTAATTAGAGTTGGTCGCTCCAAAAATTTTCCTAAATCAGAATTATGTGATTTATCTACTATTAAACCTTTTGTAGCTTGACCGATGTCCATATCTACACCACCTGCATCATCTTGAAATCCTAAAACTTCATTTTGTGTGGATGTAGCAGCTACTGAATCCATATTATCTAATACAGCTCCAGATTGTAAGACATATCCACCCTGAGAATCCAGGGTAGGTCGATCAACTTCAATATCAACTGAAGTTGTACATGAACATTTTGAGAAGATTCCACCTCTCATCTCGGTTGTGTTTAGCACACAACGCGCTTCGCCTTGTTTACACGGACAGGCCGCCTTTGTAGTGTTTTTAATTAATTATAAGATGTTAATGCGAATTAAACACTAACAAATCTCTCAGTTTTCAACTGAGACTGGCTAGAGAACCAGAAAACATTTATTAGATTAGAGTGTGAAATGTTCAGAAAACACACTGAGCCATCTGGCTCTTAGTCTCTAACGAGACGTTGGGTATTTTGATTAAAATCGTTGACCAAAGATTCCCAAGTAGGGAATGTTGAGTCATCAACCCAATCTTCAATATCAAGATAGGCTGTCAATTCTTTCAAAAGTTTGGATTTTTGATTAAAAACATCTTTACCATAAAAGAAATATTCTCTGATAGCTGAAGTAATAACAGCTATACATTGTTCTTCTTGACTAATTGATTTTGATGCAACCCATACCATTAGCATTTTCTCGATTGATTCGTGTTCGAGCATAGCAAAATGGGCTTGTAATTCCTCATTATATATCCAGCTTCTTTTTAAAAAAGAGGCTTCATTAATATGAATATAAGGAATACTTTCTGCTTCTTTATCTGCCATAGTATATGTAATACCCATAGCAGCAAAAGCTTGTGATACTGATGTATGATTGTACCAGTTACACATTCGACTGACAGACATAATATTGTCATCTCCATAAGTCATTAATGACACGTTCGATTTAAAAGATTTAACCTCATCAAGAGGATTTAAGATCTTATAAGCGTATCGCATATAAAGACTATTGCAAAGACCGTTAATAATGACAGTCAATGGATGACCTGAGGGATTAGATCCAAAAAATTGGATTAAATCACCATTGAAGTCAACCAGTGGGAATGCTGTATCTTGAGCGATTCCATCAATGACACGAATATCATCTTTAGAATAATTTTCTGATTTAATACAAATACGTTTTAAAATTTCAAAGGAAGCTAAGATAAAAGCAGGACTCATAGATTTATCGAAAGATTTATAATCTCCTCCAATAATTCTATCTTCACCATGTGTGGTGATATAATTATATAATTGAGTCCACTCATATGATTGAGCAACAGTTCCTGGTGCCGATTCAAAAACAAATCGATTGTTTTGAATTAAGCGAATTGTCGATAATAAGTACTTACGTACAACTATTGTCCAATCAAATGGAGCACCTGTAAACACTCGTGTTTTACCAGATTTCATTTTCTTAAAAGAAACAGCTTCATCCTTAAGATGAGCACAAAAGTTAGGCATAGCACGTGTACCATTATGGTAACTCCGAATAATTTCATCAACTCGATCCATGATTTCTTCATCAACTTCTACTGGATCTTCCATTCCAAAAGCCGGAGGAGCATCTTTCATAAAGAATTTCTTCGACTTTTTCCATGGATTCCCGGCGCTAGTGTTTCTATTGATCTTATCAACATAAGCAATACCTTGCGCTCCATTAATTGATGTAAAATTATCATACACTTCAACTTGAGACAAATCAGTAATTTGAGAAAATATATCTTCTGTGAAAGCATCAACGCATTCGTTCAGAATAGAATTATTTATCTTAACTACAGGATTCACCATATCTTGAGCTGCAATACGCCATGGGGCCCAACCTTTCATAACAGGTGGACCACATTTAATTTTGTAATCATGATTAGTTAAAAAGTGAGCCATGGGTGAAACACACACACTGGATTTATGGGTTGGTCTAAAACCAACAAAAGATCCATGAACTGCAGCCACACCTTTTTCAAGATAGCGCACAACAGATTTATTGTGTAAATCACCTAAATGACGTTCAACCGATTTGGATGAGATAGAAGCATGTCCACATTGAATTGTGTACATATCTTCAAAAACAATCTTATCTAAAATACCTTTGGTAATGCAAATGGCACCAACACTAGAAGTGAAAGAACTACCAAGCATATGAATTCCAAGAATTACATATCCACGTGCAGTTTCGCCAATCATAACCGATCCGCAATCTCCAAGAACCGTAGTATCAGTACTATTGGAAAACCAAACTGAACCACAAAATGTAGAGATTGGTGCAGAAAATTGATCTTGTAATTTGATGCAAGATAAATTATTAATACACAAAGAACTATCTCTATTTCGAGAATAGTAATATCCTTTTGTTTTGATATCCAAACGATCTTTTGCAAAATATTCAGAAATATCTTTTTTAGGAGGTAAATTAGGAATTGTGATGATTAACAAATCATTTAGAATATCTCTAACGATCTGCGATTCAGAAATTGATACAATCATATTTTCTGAAATACCATCTTTGGTATTATTGACAATAATTTCTAGATCCATAACACCTTCAAAAGCTGGAATATTATGATTATTAGTCATATATTTTTGACCTTTAATGCAAATAGCTTTAGAGGGAATTTCTTTTCCAGGTCGAGTTTTCAAATTAAAATGAACTAAATTGCGTGAAATCATTTTATTAAATTCATCACGAGAGAGACCTTTAGAAGAGAGAATCTTAGGAGTTAAATCAATTGGTGATAATTGAAAATCATTTTTATACCAAATGTTTTCACGTGCATCTTCAGATCCACTGGGTCTAGAGCCAATAGAACTGGATTCACCACCTTGTGATCTAAATAATTGAGTGAATTTAGACAATGTCATGTAACATGTCAAAAACATCACAAAACTAATCAGATATTTAGGATAACCAATGGAATTTTTAACAATTTCACCCATACTGTAAACTCTTGATTTAATAATTCTATATTGCATTTTAGCACTAAGCATTAACCAAATAGAATTTTTAAAAGCTCGATAACAAATAAATCGTTCGAGATACTCATCAATGATTTGAAAAATGAAATAACAAAATATTTTGTATATCGTGAATACGGTATCATCAAGTACTCCAATAAAGAAATTTTTCCCATCTTCGCCTGACTGTATTTCACAGACACAATTGGCTTTAGGGAGAAAACATCCTTTGCAGACTTCAATGGTTTTCATCAATTCAATAGATTCAGAGACAAGAGCTTGATTTTTATCGAAATTTTGAACGGCTTTATTAAACCATTGTAAAAATTCAATAATATCATCAGTATCAATGATAATTTCAATTTCAGCAAGTTTATTGGCAGCACCAATTTTACTTGTTAAAACTTTCTCAACTTTCCAATTCCATAAATCAGGATATTGACCTTCAACATTAATTACTAAATTAGAGTTTAGTGTCCCATCAGGATTAGCATATTTAGGCTTCACTGAGGGTGTAATGATAAAAGGTAGCCGACGTTGTACGGCTGAAGGATGAGAGAAATATTGAAAAGCATGTAAATGCTTAACATTTGTTGTAGCCATTACAAATTGACACTTCAAAGGTGTTCGACCCTTGTTTGATAGATCGGCTTGATCTGGAACAAAAGGAACACTATTAACAATTTGAATTAATTCCATCATAGATGGATCACCAGTTGGAGCTTTGTTAGGATTAATTGATGCAATATCATCTAATACAACAGCCCATTGGGAGGTAGTAAAACCATCCCAAAAGTTGGCTACAGGATTGCGTGTATAACAAAATGAAGAATCAGAATCTAAATCTTTGATTTTTGCATAATGATAAAACAGCATATCCTTAATGGTGGATTTACCAATACCAGATTCTCCAAAAATGAGAACTGAGAATGGTGCTTTACGATGTTCTCGAGCTGCACGTTTAGTGCAAAGATCACATCGAATAAATTGGAGATCATTAACCATTGAGCGTAACATACGCTTATCGGCTTCACTCAATTTATTTCCATGAGCACAAATATTTTCTCCTTTTTCAATAGAATCATCAAGATTAGCTCGGAAAGAACTTTCGTTAAATCCATGAGCTTCTGGATTAGATAATAAGACAGATTGTCTTTTAATTAGATTGTATTGATCAAGAAAGTCAACATAAGTTTTTCCAGAATGGAAAAGATGTTGTACATCACCAGTTCTTAAAATTTGGAACCCGCGTTCACAAAGAAAGAGTAATGTATCAACAAGAGTATGATAAAAATCGACACCTAAATAGTGCTTTTTCTTAATACTTTCAGCTTCAAACATGGAATAACCCAAGTTTGTAAAAGATAAGCCGACTTTATCAAATAAAGATAGACTCATAGCGTATAAACATAATTTGTAAGTTTTCTTATAAAATTCGGAATGTTTAATACTATCGAATTTATCGAAATAATCACGAAAATTGGAGATATTTTCTTCGAATGATTGTAAATTCATCGAATCAGCAACATCATTTTCATGATCCACAGTAGTGGCAGTATATTTTTCAAATAATTGTGAAGCATAAGTATGCAATTTCGTTTGGAAAATAGTTTTAAGAAGTGAAGTATGACTTCGTAATTTAATAAAATTAGTAATTGCAAAAATTAATTTACATTTGTTTATCTTATTATTCTGATATGATTCACTTAATAAATAACTCAAAGTTGTAATATCTTCGAGTAATTTTAGTGACCAATCGTAATCTTCAATTTTATTGTCAAGAATGTGGGTAAAGTAACTTGAAATTTTTGTGTAAATTTCAGAAGTTTGTAGTGTATATTTAGTATTTTGTAAAACCATCAACTCGCACTCATGAACATGAGTGTAAGAAAAATAATTTCTATTTTTAAGGGGGTTGTATTTATAATAAATAGTGGGGAGAGATGCATCTGATGATGCATATTTTTGAGAGTAGTTAAGACTCTCGACTTGTAGGGTTTCGCAGTTTGTAATATTTAAATTAGACATAATGATATGGACAACTGTTCCTATGATTTACGCCAATAATGGCAGACTTAACAGCATAAGTCTCTTAATCTCGATTCCACCTACTGAAGGGTGTAGTATATTTTCTAAAATCAATAAATATATTAAAAGAGGTAACTTTTCCTTAATTATTCTAATGTTGGCCGAAAGTGCGTCTTCGGTTAATAATCAGGTAACTAGTGAGATCTTCACTTCTAATAAAATCTAAAGGTATTCATATTAATACAAGAGATTATCCTCATAGACACAAGCGCTACGCTTGTGAGTTTAATGTTTTAAATTCTCCCTGCGAAGAGGAGCAAAGTACCAAGGACGGTATGATACTAAGTTTTGAATATTTTAAAACAAATAAAAGAATATTTGAATGGATTATTTTTCATCCAAACTTGGGGGGCTATTATAAATAATAACGTGTACCCAATTTAACAATTTACAAATTGATAAAAGGTGGTTTTGTGTTAACAAAACCAAAGGGTCCGTGAGGACCGATGACATTTTGAAAAATATCGAAAAGGTGAAGCATATTCCATAAGGAGAATATACTTAAAAGATAGGGGAGTGGCTATGGTTTTGTGGTGACAAAACCGTAGGGCCATTTAAGGCCGAGGGTGTTTTGAGAAACACCATAAAAGGTGGAGCATATTCAAAGGCTTGAATATACTCAGGGAGATAGGGGGGTAGCTAGGATTTTGTTGTGGCAAAACCGTAGGGCCATTGAAGGCCGAGGGTGTTTTGAGAAACACCTTAAAAGATGGGGGGTTTCCTATTGAGAAATAAATAACCAACCGGGCTAGGAGGACCGGCAGCGTTCTCATCTCAAAAACAAAACTGAATGACTGTAAGCCATACGTTCATGTGCAAATTACTTCGTGTAACGTGTGTAGATATTAGGCTCAGACACAAATGACACGCCTCGCAGCGTACACAGATCGCTTAGACTAATAAGCAACTTTAAATTCAATTAAGTTTTGAAACAATAATACGTAGATATATAAAAATATC